CAATAACTGTTAGCTGCGACCCTGTTACCACTCCTCTTCCGGTTCCAGAGCCAGCGCCATACCCATCCCAACCCTGAACGGAATCAAAGTATCCAACCTTAGATTCATTGCATGAGCCCAACAAAACGTCAACCCCGCGTCCGTCAACAATCGACAAGTCATACGCTGTGGTTGGAGCAGATGCTCCGGGCAAATATACGGTATATACAGCCGCAACCTCGCCAAGGTATGGGTCGGTTGTGGTCCCAGATGCCTTACCGGCTGCAGATGCCTGCCACTGGAATGCAATTTCGTGCATCCCGATAGTGGCTGTCATGTCAGTCGCGGTTGCGGTTGTACCATCATGGCTAGCGCCGAGCGCACCCCCCGCAAGAACAACTAGCGCGGAGAGCGCCACGAGCATTCTTTTCATGGCACAACCCCCTTACGGCTGCCGACGAGCATACACCCGTACAAAGTCCAACTCCATCTTCGCTTGGGCCGCACCAATCTCAGCACCAGTGTCCATAGAAATATATGGCTGAAGAAGTGCCGTAGAATTACTGGCATTGGCAATGCTGATGGAAGTTGCCGTTGCGTATGTCACATCTACACCGTCTACCTTGAACTTCAGATCCGACAGATCCGCAAAGTCGATGGTATAGGTGTGCCACTCATTTGCGACGATTGCGGCAGTTGTAGTTGATGCATTGTCGATCTCATTAGTTCCGTCGTCAGCCTCAACAAAGAACTTACCCGTTGCAGTACCTATCGCATGGTTTGGCTCTCCGTTGATATCCATTCTGAACCAGGCAGATCTTGCGATTGTATCCTTATCAAGATTGTGGCCGGACGCCATGCCCCACACTACCGTGGTACCAGAACTTGGAAGGGTTGGAAACCGCAATCGAGCCTCAAAGATCGCGTCCTGATCAACCGGAATAGACAGCATGTCCCCAAGGTATAGGACCGCGTCCTTGGCTTCATCGACGCCATCGAATGACATCATCACGGTACCATGTGCTCCAGATGCAGCACTTTGGCCGACGATGTTTGTGTTTGACCCAACCTCGACGAAAGCCCAGCCATCTCCGAACTCATTAGTGGTCGTGTTTCCTGTGGCATACCCGATGAAGTCGTCCTCGAAAACAACCCCAGCTAGAGTAAGGATCTTGGCTGTAGACGGGCTCACGTCATTGTCCCAGAAGTACTGATAGCGTCCAACCGGGTCGTAGTAAGCTCTCACGTCTGCGCACGCTTGCCAGGCATACATGCTGATGCCGACTACCAGGACTGCGCACGCAACAATCAGTCTTTTCATTGCTTCGCTCCTGTCTGCCGGGGGACGGTCTCCCGCCCCCCAGGCAAAGCCGTCATCAGTCAATAATGGCCGAGGGCGGAACACCCTGCTTGTAAGCCGTGTCAAGAATGTAGGTAACGTCAACAAAGTCAGTAGCCTCGCTATTTGCTGTCGTCGTGGACGCGATGCAGTCATAAGTAGCAGCTAGCGCCCTGGGATCAATTCCAAAGACAACAATCTTGTTCGTGATGGCCACTGTGCTGATCTCATACGTAGCTGCGGACGTTCGCTTCGTGAGTGTGTCGGAAGACGACACGTCCAAATTAGACCAAATCAAGGCAGATTCGGTCATCGCGGTCGCAGACGTTCCAGCAACCGCCGTTGCGCGATTGATTCCGCAAGTGGTTGCAGCGCCAACAGCGTGCAGGAACTTGAAGATGACCCACGCATAGTTGGCATTCTTCAAGCTCACATAGTCACCGGTTGTAGCTGCGTTGGTCGTGGTCATCGCCAATCCGTTGACGATCTTGAAGTGCTGCGGTAGAGTGATAAGTGCCATTGTTATTTCCCTCCTCTACCTGGATTCCATGACAATGAACGGCGAAAGCGTGTTCGTGCCATTTGCAGGTGTGAGTGGCGATGCGAGATCTGGCCGCGCATCAACTCTTAGCACGAAGCGCACAACCGTCTCATCGGTCGTGAACTGAACGTGAATAGAACTAGCGGAATCTACGCCACCCTTGGTAGCTAGTCTCATGTGATAGCAGTCGGCCAGGACAACGTCACCGGAAGTCCCCAAGGTCTGAGCTTGTTCGAGAGCGATAATAGGAAGCCCAAGTAGCATAGAGTACGGTGAATTGGCAAGGCTGTTCTGTGGAACGAATAGCGGAACACCACCGGTACCTACAGCGTGATGAAGCTGGAATAGCTGCGGCCATACATCCTGATTGATGAACCAGGCAGCCCGCGACAATGATTGCGGAAGCAGGCGGGCGTACATCTTCTCAGCATTCTCTGCGATGAAGGTTGTCGCGCCCTGACCAGCTTCTGCTGGCACAGTGATCAAAGCGCCAGAGTTCATGATTCCTAGGGGCTGACCACCACCCAGGCCATTCATGATCGAGTCGTCGAGCATCCACCCGAATTCGTTCCCGAATGCTTCTGACATCTCCTTGCCTAGAGCGGGCGCATCCTGAAGCAGCTCATCGGTCGCGTAGTACATACCGATCAGCTTCTTCAATGACAGTTCAACCTGGCGGAACGAAGGCTTGGAAGCCGTCTTGGTCCCACCCTCGTTTAGCCAGTAGGACTGAATGCCTCCGTACCTAGAGCCAGTTGCCCTAGATGTCTCATTGAATCCGTTGAACTTGATGCCGTTGGAATTGGGGCCGATTGGCATTTCACGGCAGCGACCGGGCAGCTTGCCAGTCTCGAAGGCTACCTTCATCAGCTCCTGTGAATGTTCGGTCTCGACCAGGAGCCCCCCGTCAGCGCCTACTCCTTCGGACATACCAGTAGCACGCTTCACAATGCGCTCACCTACGATCCCTCGCAGTTGCTGGAAACGCACCGGACTGGTTGCCATAAAGGCCGCCTGTGCCCATTCGCCGAAGGTCTCCTTTCTCTCCGCAGACTTGTTGTCAGTGATCGGCATACGAGGCGGGGCATCTCCTGACTGGGAATCGGAGAGGATTTGAGAGGCACGCCGCGCCTCAAGTTCCTCAATCATCTCGGCGTCGGCAACAAGCTTCGCGTTCTCTTCCCGAAGCTCCTTTACCTTCTTTCTGATCTCGTCAGTCAATCCATCGCCATCGTCCGCCATGGCAGCATCGATCAGCGCCTGAGCATCATCAAGACACCTAGCCGCTTGCTGCCGAAGCTCGCGGGCTTTCTTAGTCATCGCTCATCCCCCTGCAATAGGGTTCTTTGCCTGTCGATTGCCAGTTGCTCAAGAAGAGCCTCATACATCTGGCAGTCGCGTTCATTCGTCGGCGAGTGGTTCACCTCCGGCTTACCAGAGTGGGAGTCTCCCGGCTCGGGTGAGTGGATGCCGTGTACCGGCTTGCCTAAATCTATACTATGGCGTTGGGTCCAACGCTCTAGCATTCTAGCCGCCCTTTTCGATCCTTCTGCCGCAATGCGCCCGATACGATCTATCGAGCGTTCTCCAATCGTGATAGACGTTGTAGGATTTGCTGGATAGGTGACAGGGCTCGTGTCAAATAGTTCCAGCTCCAGAATCTCTCTTTTGTCAATACCATCTTCATCGTCGTCCAGGAACGTCCATTGCTCTTTGATTACTCTGAAGGCGAACGACATTTGCGATATGTCGCCGCGTTCTACCATCAGGACTGTATCTGCTGCGTGGGAGACGCGCATATCCGGTAGCGTGATCGACCTGAGCCCTTTCGTCTCCTCTGATAGCTCAAGAGTGCCAGCCGTCGTCCTCCCCAAAACGAGGTTCGGGTCATGGTTGAGAAGAGACATGACATCTGCCTTCTCCTTGAGTGTCTTAGTTGCTGCACCTTCTGCGATTCGCTCCTCGAAGTCTCCGAACCATGACTGCAGGATATACGGCTCGTGGGTGTAGGCGTATCCGTCGAGGGTTTGGATAATTGCTGCATTTCCATCCTCCGTCCTGACTTCGCGTTTTATTGGTTGCATCGGAGCAGCTACCCACCGCCGCTCCTCATTCGGACCAGAGGGAGTCCATACACGATCACTATTCCTTAGGCTCATTCTCTGCACCTCCCTCGTTGCCAGGGTCTGCGTCAGTTGGCTCCTGAGATTGATTAGCCAACGGGCCAGAAATCGGCATGGAGTTGACTGGCACCCAGAGTTCGTCACCACCCTCGATAGGAGCACGCTCCTCAAGCAATCTTGCTTCGTTTCTCGTCAATATTCCTGCTGCGACCATAACCTTGTAATAGGTTCCCCTGGCTTCAATGTCTCCTCGTAGAATCGCATCGAAGTTGTGCCTTGTGTAAATGTCTGCTTCGCTATTGAGTAGGAGCTTGCGGTCGAGTTCCTTCTCGGTCCTCACGCCAGGCGGGCGGAGTGTGAACTTGACGTGATTGAGCGTTTGCGTCGAGGCGTTGGTGAAGGTCGAGCGTTCGTTATCTTGCACCATGGTCGGCTGGGTGCGGAATAGGCGCATGACGTTCTCGCCTGCAATCCGCATTATCTCTACCGTTTGCGCGGCACGTGGATCTATGCCCGATGGCTTCCACTTTGCCCCACCCTCAAGCACCATTGGCCTATGGGAATTTGATAGCCCGCTTCGCTTTGTCTCTAATTCATTGACGAACCTCTTGAATGCAGGATCGTCGAAATTCTCCTCGACTTCGACTACCCCGCCGATGTGGGCTCCCTGCCCAAAGAAGTGTCCAGCGAACCGCTCTGCGGCTATCGCCAGGGCGATGGAATCCTTGCCGTCGTCTATGAGGCGGCGCGCCGTAACGCCATCATCTGAGAGATCCTTGAAGTGGAGGACCTGCCATGGGAGGTAGACCCTTTGAGGCTCACCTGGAGGACGGTATTCGTAGAATAGATCGCCAGTAGATCTATCGCGCCTCACAGTAACGTAGTTCGGGTGCATCGGCCAGAGGGCCTTGACATCTCCTGCAGCGTTGAACTCAATCCACGAGTACGCCGATCCGTATTGAAGGCGGTGGGTGGCCCAGAGACTTCGGCCATCGGCGGCGCTCATCTCCGGGTTCATTTCTACCTGAAGCACGCGCCAGAGCGGGTGATTCTTTACCTTCTTCGGTGCTTCTCCAGATCCATCGTAGACCGGCAATGGGATTGTAGAAAGATCGTCCGCTATCCCTTGCACTGAAGCCCTGAAGACGCTGCATCGCATTGCAGTTTCTGCGGTTACGGGAATGCCAGCGGCTGCAGATCTTATGGCAGCGACGGCCTCATACCAGAAATCGTCGTGGTCGGCGGGTTGCGATCTCTTTTCCTGGTATCTCCGAAAAATGCTTGGCAGATACTCTTTTACGCGCCCGAGCAATACATCCGGCCAATCTGGCTCCAGAGTGGTCCGCTAACCAACAACCACCTTCTTCGGGGACGGGCGATAATATGGCCTGGTGGCAGAAATCGCACGTCTACTGTCCAGGTCGCATGGCCCATGCACAATCAAAGATTGAGCTTTGGGCATCTCCAGTTCAGCATAGAAATCACGTCTTGCCTGCAGGCAATTGAACTCACATGTTACCCCCACCAGTCCAGTGACTTCACGAAAGATTCTGGCCATGCGGGCTCTTGGTTTGCCCATGGTAACCCCCGCAACTGGCTCCGCTCATAATTGGATGATGTCACGCATCCAACTATCTGTCAACGGACTAGGTGTGCCTGGCCCGAGGGGTGGGCTTCTTATCGGGCTTCTCGTGGACGATGGCTCTGGCAAGGCCCATGACTGCGGCCACCATTCCGTCTACCTTCCCAAGCCGCGACGAGGCGTCCCGGTCGATCTTGATGTTCCCGTTCGGATCCTGCTTGATGACACAGCACTCGGCATTCCACTGGAGGACAGGTGAATCTCCTGGGTTGAGATCTCCAGTTATCATGCACCGCTCGAACTCCTTACAGGCAGGGCTCATCATTGTGTAGGTTTGCCTGAACTGGACCATATTGATTCCTGCGTCGAGCAGGTTCGTCACGATCTGGGTGGCGTTATATGGGTCATATGGAACCTCGATCATGCGGTAGATCTCGGCCAGCTTCTGTATGTCCGCCTGAATCACATTGTAGTCGGCGACCGAGCCGGGAGTAGCTTTGATGAGTTCCCGGTCAACCCAGCTCTTGTATGGCGATGTCGCCTCAGCCTGAGCCAGCACGCTTTCCTCTGGGACCCAATATCGCGTGATGAACTCGAACTTTCCTGACGCCGTCTGGTCGGGCGGGAAGACCAGCACGAATGCGTTCATATCCTTCGTCCTGGCAAGGTCGAGTCCGCAATAGCACTCCTTCCCTCTGAGCGCGTTCTCGTCCACATGGGAGGACGCCTTCTTCCAATCTTCCATGGACAGCCAGAGTTCCTCGCTCTCGGTCCACTGACCCAGGCACAGCCGCCTGAATGCGTTGAGCCTGGATGGCTGGGCCTTAGCACGATCAGCCTGGGTGCGCAGGTAGCGCCTAGAGATTGATACATCAAGATTTGGATTGCCCTTTATCCAAACTGATTCATCAAATGGGTCGTCTCCATCCTCAACTTCTGCGATGAATGCAAACCATGTGTCGTCATTGATGGGAGAGTTCGTGTCTATTACCCGCTTGCTGTATTCGTAGTTCTCATAGCAGATCGTCGCCCTGTCATATCCAGGAGTCGTAATCTGCATAATGATGGGCTGATCGCGGGCCCCACAGCTCGTGACGACGACCTCGTAAAGAAGCGGCTTTCGCCATGCGTGCACCTCGTCGCAGAGGGCGAAGTGTATGTTCAGGCC